CAATAGTCTACTTGCATGTCACCGACATACACTGCATCTTGTGGGTCAACATTTAACATTGCAAGACAAAACATTATCTGGTCAGGTGCAGGTTTACCTCTAAGACCAGTCTTTGGACTTACAACATAATCAAACTCAACATCTATTTTATCTAGTATGAGTTTAGTTCTTTCAGCAGTCTTAGATGTGACCACTGCAATTTTGTGTTTCTTCTTTAGTTCTTTGAGTGTATCTTCGACATCATCGTAAAATTCAAGACAATACTCCATGAGTTCTATTGATGCTTTATCATATGTGTGTTTGATTGCATCGTGATTGTCTTTTATGCCGATTGTTTTTAGAATATCTTTAAATGGCATACCAATACACTTAAAATATTCATCGAATGTCTGAGTTAGTTTGTGTTCTAACTCACATATCTGCCATGCTTGTTTCATCATGTGTTCTGAGTCGATTAGAACTCCGTCTAAATCGAAAATATATGCTTTTTTCACTTTTTAGGTACTAAATGTTCCTCTGTTAGAATTCTAAAACCAAGTTTTCTATCTTTACAAAACTCTTCAGCGGCTTTAAACTTCGCTTGGTTAACTATATAGGTGTTCACTTCGCCGAGATATCTCTTAGTCTTTCGTTTAGGCTCTTTCGGTGGCGAAAGATGTCTCTTTGGTTTGACTTCGATGATTTCACGAATGATTTTTCCACTACTATTCTTATATTTTATAAAAAAATCTGGGAAATATCTATGGACTTTTTTGTCTAAAGGCGATTTATAGGGTATTATTATCTCTTCACTGCCCCATTCGAGAATATTTGGGTTATTATCGCAATAAACCATAAATCTTCTCTCCCAAAGTGACCTGTAAAACACATTTGTAGGGTCTCCTTTGTATTTTTTGTAATTCTTCGGTTTGAACCGTCCACTATATGACATAAATAACTGTATCAATCTTAATAATAGGACTATTTATGGGTATCGAAAGACTTCTAAAAAAATTTGACAAAGTGAAGAAGGCTGTCAACAGTATCAAAGGCATTCAAAGTAAAATTCAATCAATCAATTACACAACTGCTTTAGATTCTTTAGGTGAATCTCAAAAACTTGCTGAAGATTTACTATCAACTCGTAGAGATAATTTACAAAAAGATATAGGCTCTTCAAAAATAGGTCAAGGTTACTCTAAAAAATCTCCTACAATTGATGATGCAGAAGGAGCTCTAATTTATCCTAAGTATGACGAACTTGCAAACTACATATTCTTTGTGTCTAGACCAAGAAGATATCGTGCAGGTGCAAAAGACCATCCAATATACAAGAGAAGACGATGTGCTTTGTATATTCCTGATACATTAATATCACAAGCAAATGTTAGTTATAACGCACAATCTATTGGTGGTGTTGCAAGAACATTAGAACAGATTAGACAAAACATTATGAATAATGATGGTTTTGGTAAAACAGTAGAACAAGTCAATAAATTGGGAACTAAATTTATACAAAGTGCATTGAATCAAATGACTGGTGGTTTAAATAATGTAAGAAAGGGTAGGGCTGTCAATCCTTTAATGGAACAAACATTAGATAGTATTCCTTTCAGGTCATGGGACTTTACATTTGACTTCTGGCCCAAATCACAAGACGAAGCAAAAACAGTAAACGAGATAATATACTTCTTTAGGTCTTCAATGTTACCAGATACATATTCAGATAAGATTAAACTTAGTGCAGAAGGAATGACAGAGGTCATGGTAGAAGACATGGAAACAAATGCAAACTATCTAAATTATCCTAATGTATTTGATATAAGTTTTAAAGGACCTGTGGGCAGAAGAGTCGATGGTTTCTTACCTGCTGTTTGCACAAACGCTCAAGTAGACTATTCTGGTGGTCAAAAGTTTTCTACATTTGTAGACGGTCAACCAGTTCATATTCAATTGACACTAAACTTCTTAGAGATATCAGTTCTTACAATTGGAAATTACGAAGGCATTTCAAATGTTGGGCCTGGTGGTCTAAAAAGAGATAGTAGTATTGCTAACCAAGCGTCTGATACATTAGATGATGTTGCAGACGATGAAACAGGAACAGGAACTTAGACATGTCATCACAATTTTTTAAAAACTTTCCAGATGTGCAATATCAAATTGATGGTAAAGTTATTTACATCAAAGATTTCTTTCGTAAATCTAGAATAGAACAAGAATCAGTAAACGCTCTTATTAATTACAATTACTATGAGTTAGAAGACGGAGAAAGACCAGATGTAGCAGCCGATAAATTATATGGTAATAGTGATTTACATTGGACATTCTTTTTAGTAAATGACTATCAAAACTATTATGATTGGTTCAAGGATAATAGAACATTCGAAAACTACATAGATAAAAAATATCCAGGTCAGATTGCCATTGCAAGTTCGACAACAGACATTGTTGCAAGAAAAACTACAGTATCAGATACAACAAATAAATTCTTACTAGGTGAAAAAGTCACGAGTGTATCTGGTGAAGGAAGAGTTATACTAGTAGAACCTGAAATGAAAAGAATTGCAATTGACGGAGAAGGATTTGTTGCAAACGAAACTATAACAGGTAAAGTATCAACTAAATCATTTGTGCCAACTTCTGTTGTAGACCATAGAGATGGTGTTGCATATTACAAAAAAGACAATCTAAGAAAGAACACTGAAACATCTGGTTATACATCAGTATCAAACTATGATGATGAATTTGAAAAAAACGAACAAAAAAGAAAGATAAAAATCATATCTCCTAACATAATAAATAATGTTGTTAAGAGGTTTGAGAAAGTAATGAAATCATGAGTGAAGTTAATAGCTATGGCATAGATGAAAGTCATGTTGTAGGTGAAACAGGACCTACTACACCCATAAAAGCTGGTGCTGTTCTAGTAGACCATATTGCAATCTGTTCTGGTCACTACAAAAAGAAATCTCTTGATATAAAACAGCAATGTGTCAATGTCACTATTTTTGAAGACATATCAAAATATCACTTATCTGGTCGTCTAACAGTAATAGACGGATTAGATGTCATAAAAAATATGAAGTTGATTGGTCAAGAAACTGTCACAATTAAAATGAGAGTTCCAGATGCCAACGGAGATTTTGTAGCGCCTGAGGAGAATGACTTGTCTTGTCTAATGCCAGGAACATCTATAGACCAACTTTTTAGAATTTACAGTATAACAGACTACAAACCACTTAGAAATGGTCATGCATCTTATGTATTGCATTTCATTGACCCGATGGCATTTGAATTTCATAGAAAGAAAATAAACAAAGTTTTAAGAGGCAGATATTCAGACATGTTAGGTATAGCACTGTATGAAGATGCACAAATGAAACAATACATGGGACAGAATATTTCTGGTATTGAACAAACTGTTCCAGAGAATATGCAACTTGTAGTTCCAAATTGGAATATAAACAGACTCATAAAATTCTTTGTTGAAAACTCAGAAGTAGACGGCAATAAAAGTTTTAAAAACAGTATGTTCTTTTATCAAACTTTGATGAAGTTTGGTGAACTTGATAATCAATATAAATTTCAAAGTTTTCAAACAATGTGTGACCCATTAATGAAACATCAAATGATGTTTCTACATCACGGAACGCATGAACGAGATACATCAAATGAACACCATCATACATTACGAGAACATTTTATCATAGATTTTGAACGACCACAAAAAGCAAACACTCTTTTAGGAAAAACAGCAGGTGCATATGCAAGTAAAATGACTACTTACGACCCTGTTAGAAAAGTCCATGAAGATGTAGTCTATTCTATTACAGATGTATTTAACAGAAAAGGTCCACATGTGAATCAAAATCCTATGATAGTAGATGATGACTTTATTCCTATTTGTAAAGTAGATGACTTTTTAGAAGGTGAACCAGAAACAAAAGAAGTATTTGCAGAACAAATATACAATGTAGATTTTGATGATAAGATTATTCATAGAGTCAATATGACTAACGCATACTCAGATGAAGAAAAACTTGTTGATGCAACTGAGAGTAAGAATGTTCAACAACAAATAGGATTAGAATATAGAGATTCAGCTGAACTTGAAAGACAAGCCTTGTTAAGTTTGATGGAACAAAACATCACTAGAGTTAAAATTCCTTTAAGATTTGATATGATGGTTGGTCAAACAGTTGATATAAAATTGCCACCACCAGAAATAAATCCACAAGAAGATAACGAAGACGAATTAGAAGGCACAACTTATCTTGTAGGCAAATTAACTTATGAAATAAGTCCACAAGATAATTATGGTGAATTGACAATGCAATGTATAAAAGAAAGTTTTGGAACAAATATTGCATCATACGAACCTGAATTCGTAGAAGACCAACATTTAGAAAATGAATCTAAAGTTGAACAACCTATCGAAGATTTCGGAACTGGTTATAATTATGGTATAAGCTAATGAAGTATTGTTATGGTGTAGTAGAAGATAGGGCAGACCCATTAAAGATTGGTCGTGTTAGAGTTCGTGTTCGTGGTTATCACACTGCTGATAAACAATTCATATCGACACCTGATTTACCTTGGTCACATGTTATCATGCCTGTGACAACTTCTGGTCTTACACCATTTGGTTCTAATCATTCACTAGTAGAAGGAACAGATGTATTTGGATTTTTCAGAGATGAAGAGATGCAAGAATTTGTTGTTCTAGGTGTTCAACAAGGTATAACACAAGATGGTTATAAAGAAGATGAATCTGGTGGTCTTGTCGCAAGAACAGTAGATGCAGGTTTCGGTGACCCTAGAAGACAGAAAAAATCAGACTACGAAGGAACGGCAGATGGTTTGAATCCTCCTCATTCACCACAAAGACCAAATGAACTTGCAGTTTCTTTGGCAGAGGCGCCACACTTACCAAAAGGTCATATACTTGATTATACAGGAAGAGGATTAGGTAAGACTTTAGAGTTTGAAGATTCAGAAAAAACTTTGCCTTACTATCCTTTGAAAACAAATACATCAGATGTCAATCAGTTTAGTGCATTAGATAAACAACCCCCTAAAGATAGAAAGTCACACATAGAAGCACCACTACATAGAGATTTAAGTTTAGCAATTAAGAATCATTCATTTGCTTATCAATTTCATGGAGGTGTAAAGTCATTAGCGAATCCACAATATCCATACAATCATGCAACATACACTGAGTCAGGTCATCTATTCGAATTAGATGATACTAGAAGTTTTGAAAGAGTATCTTTACAACATAGGTCAGGAACATATTTTGAATGGCAACATAATGGCGATGCACACAATAGAGTTGTAAAAGATAATTATACAGTCATATGTGGAGATGATGAGGTATTCATTGGTGGTAAAGTTAATGTTAAAGTTTTAGGCGATGCAAAGATTTCAGTTGAGGGTAAAACAGATGTATCATCTACAAAAGAATTAACAGTCACAGCACCTACACTAAGTCTCTATGCAAACGAACTTAAACTAAATTCATAATGTCAGTCACAGTAAAACCTATACCTGAAAGATTTAATTGTCCGCCAGGAACAATATTTGATTTGCCTACTAAAGAAGATTTAGTAAATGCAATACAAGACATTGCAAAAATACCTGCTGACCTTAGAGTATTTTTAGTAGAAGTTGGCGAAGATATAAAAGAAGAAGCAAAAGAAAAGATAGAAGAAACAATAGAAGATATTGAAAAGTTCATGGAAGACCTTGGTGATTTACTATCACCATATTGGGAAAAAGGAACTGTTCGTAATTGGGGAAAAGAAGCGAATGAAGCTATTACAGAATTACTTCAAGATTTTTTCAATTATATACCAACGAAGATTGCAGAACTTATATCAAAGATAACACCAATAAGTTTGACTATAAATCTATTTGGTCTAAGTATTGACTTGACTAGAATCTTCGATAAAGAATATCAAAAAGAACTTAAAGACCAAATTGGTGGCATTACTCCTGAATTCAAAAAGAAACTTGCAGAGTTAAAAGAAGATTTAGAAAATGATAAGATAACACAAGAAGA